AGCGCCTGCGGGCGTGCCGATGTACTTGAGGAAGTCGTCGACGACGGGGATGCCGGTGAGGCCGGCAGTAGCGCCACCCGCAGTGACAGCGCCCGCACCAGCGCCGCCTGCTGCGCCCGTGATGATTGCGCCTGTGCCGCCGCCGACATCAGTGCCGCCTAGCACGTCAGAGCCGCCGCCTAGCGTGAGGTTGGGGTCTAGTCCTGCAATATCGGCTGCAGTCATCTGGCCGCCCACGCCCGCTGCCGTGCCGGCTCCGGCAGCACCGGCCGCCACACCCGCTCCCGCTACGCCTGCGGCAGTGCCTGCGGCACCAAGGCCGGCTCCGGTGTCGGCAACAGTGCCTGCGCCTGCGGCTTGCCCGGCGGTTTGGCCGGCAGTCAAATCAACGGTTGCCACGCCGCCGGGTGGGGTAACGGAAATCGGCGTCGTCAGATTGTTCTCCAGCATGGCATCTGCCACCTCTGGAGTAATGGTTCCGCCGGTCAACGCATTTGCAGGCGGAGGCGTAACTGGCGCCGCCGTTCCGGCCAGGTTGTTCACCACTGGCGGTGCAGATCCCCCAGCCAACATGGCATCTGCCACGTCTGGGGTCATGGTGCGGTCGTAAATAGACTGCGCGGCTTGCAGCTGGTTTTCCACCAACACTGCTCTTGTGTAGGCAAGATCTCTGGATGCGCCCGCCGCGATTTCGTTAGCGTAGGTTTGCATTGCCTCTGGGCTAAAGTTAGCCACAGAAGCAATTTGCTCAACCCCTGCGGGCACACCCACATCCCCCACGCCACCCACATCCACGTCGCCCACGCTGCCGGCAACGTCTGTCGCCGCAACATCGGTGCTGGCCAACTGCGCGACTTGTTCGCCGGTCAGATTGGATAGCGCGTTTGCGGCGTCCTTGATGTATGGCTGCGCCAACTCTGCCGCAGCACCCAGCGCGCCGCCAGTCAGCGCGCCCTTGATGGCGGACTCAACATCGCCGCCGCTGGTAATCAGTTCTTTTGCGCCGCCAATAATCGCGCCGCCGACCGCGTTGTTTAACAGAGCGTTGGACGTTTGCCCGGTAATAGACGCGCCAAGACTGCCGGCGCTGATGCCCGCCATGCCGAGAATTCCGGGCAGCACAAGCCCAAGGTACGGAGCAACTTGCTCGTACCATGCGCCACCGGTGTATTCCCAAGTCTTTTGAAACTTGCCATCTGGCGTCTTAAACGCAAATTCGGTTACGCTTTTGCTGCCAGAATCAATCTTATTGGGATTGATGACAACATCGTAACCTTGCGCCTTGAACTGCTGGATTGCAGCAGCGGCCTCGTCGGAAATCGTCGTCGTTCTTTCTTCGTCTACCGTGCCGGGGAAGTTGACAACCTCTTTGGTAGTCGGCCCAGTAAACCCAAGTTGCGGCAAAAACTGGAGCCAGTAGCCGCTCTCTAGGTTCTTGAATTGCGTGTAGGCGTCATTCTGGTAGGTGACGTCAGAGTCTTCCGCGCCAGTCCCCATCCGCGTTTTCGGAAACAGGGCGTCAACGTTCGACCAGTCAGAAACGGCGTAAGTGCCTTTTGACGTTAGCTTTGCCATGATTCACCTCACCCAATCCGCCAATCAGTGCCGTCGCTGAACACGGGCACGACGTTCGCGCCGCCGCCGGCTACGATCGAATGAAAAGTCGTTGCGCTGGCGTCCGTTACTACGGCGCGAGCGCCTGCGCCGACAGTAGCAGCTGGCGCGCTAGCAAGCAAAATCGCCACCGTGAGTGTGCTGTTGTTGATCCATTTCTGACCGACCGTCATAAACAAACCCGGCACGCGCATTGACGTAATGTTGGTGCTGCCCAGCGTCATTTCGTTGCTGACGCTTGAGGATGATGCGGCGGCGCTATGGCCAATAACAATGTTTCCGCTGCCGGACACAATAGAACTGCCGGCTTGAAACCCTATTGCGGTGTTGTTGTCCCCACTTGTCAGTGCGCCCAAGGCGTCTGCACCAACCGCTACGTTGTTGCTGGTGGTAGCCGCATCCAGCGCAGCCCACCCAACGGCAACGTTGTACGCGCCCGTAACCACCAGTTGCGCCGCACCTCTGCCCACCGCAGTGTTGCCTGGGCCGTTGGTGTTTGCTCCCAGCGCAAGAGCCCCCACGGCCACGGCATCGCTGCCGGTGTAAGCGTCCAGCGCCGAGTACCCCACCGCCACGTTGTTAGAGCCCGTGGACACCAACAACAGCGCATCGCTACCCAACGCAGTATTGTTTGCGCCGGTAGTGGCCGCATTTAGCGTCCGATAGCCCACGCCAGTGTTGTAGTTTGCAATGTTGGCCGCTGTCAGCGCTTGGAAGCCCACCGCAGTGTTGTAGTCGCCCGAGGTGTTCGCATCCAGCGCCTCGGAGCCAACGGCGGTGTTCTGGAAGCCGTCCGTGTTGGCCGTCAGGGCGTTGTAGCCCACTGCGGTGTTGTTGGAGCCCGTGGTGTTGCTGTCCAGCGCCGTGTCGCCCACAGCGATGTTGGTCGGAACGCTGCCGGCGCCCAAACCGACAGCAATACCGACGGCTTTGGCCAATTCGTACGACGCAAAGATGTTGTCGTCGGTCTTGATCGTGACGCCAAGAGCCGTTTCCAGCACGAACTTGTACGACGATCCTTCCGTCAGCCAGATCTGCGCGGGCGTTCGTCCGGCGCTGTCCAGCACGATGCCCACCGGATACACGGGATTAGCCGTGTTGCCCGTGTAATCCGTGTAGGTTGCTAGCGGCGTCGTCGTGCCGGCGGCATAAGTAAAAATTTTACCCCCGGCCAGCGGGTTGCCGTTGTTGTCGAAGAACTGCGCCCCGGCGCCAGCGTATGGGGAAAGCGAAACGCTCATGGTGCTCTCACTGTTGAATCTGGCTTACCGCCAGCACGACGGCAGGTGCTGCTGGCGCAAAAGCCGTGGCTGCGACATTATCCACCGTGATGGCCGTAGCGTCTGCGGCAAACATGATCTCGATGTAATCGTTGGCGGCAAGCGAAAAAAACTCGGCCAGCGCCATCGGGACGTAGCCGTTGTTGATGTTGATTGTCACCAACCTAGCAGAGTTGGCAATGTCCGTGCCGTTTTTGCGGAACCACAGCCAAACCGTCTTGGCGCTGCTGCTACTGCTGCCGATCTGAACGGTGGCGTCAAATTGGTATAGGCCAGACTGCACCACCACAATGCGCGACGCAGGCGAGCCGATGCTGACGCCCTCAGCAATCTCGGTGTTGTCGAACGTCAGCGCGTAGGCCGTGTTCGTCGAAGCGGGAGTCTGGTCCGTGGTCTTAGTGAACTCGCCGTAATACTTCTGCTGCTCGATCGTCGGCCGCACGAAAATCACGCCATCAGTGGCGTTGACCACTAGCACTGCCGCCATCGGAATTACGTTATCCGGCGCCGTGGGCTTGACGTTGGTAAACGCACCCGCCACCGTGGGGCTGGCGTACAGGATGTCGCCCACGTTGAACGCGCTGGTGTCGATGCCGCTAACATTCCCCCAGACGCTGCACAGGCCCGTGGAGCCGCTGTCGGGGATGGTTTCGTCCAGCACGCCGAGGATGTACAGCGACGGCGTGGAGCCGTCAGCAAGGTACTTGGACACCGACAATACGTTGGCCGCGCCGACGCCGGCAAAGCCCACCACAGTGCCCTTGGGCAGCGTTGCGCCAGTAGAGTTCTGCACCAGCGTGAACGTCTCTCTGCTGGCTTGGCCAATGCTGTCTTGCAGCAGCGAGAAGAACCGAAACCACGCGCGCGTGGTGATTGCCCCACGGTCCACCAGCGGATCGCGGGATGCTGGGACGCGGGGCAGCGTTTGCATCTCAGGCGCTCGTCGGCGTCGCCGTTAATTCGGCGCCCATAATGGCGATCTTCACCGGGTCGGTGCCGCTAATTTCGTACACGCGATCCCGCAGCTTCATAGTCATGCCCAGCCGGCGCCAGATCACGCGCTTGCCGTACTCGCCAAGCTTGCCCATGCTGGCCCAGTGTTCGTTGGACCAGGTGTGGCCGCCGTCGTCGCTCCAACGAAGCATAACTTGGGGCTGAGCGCCTTGCCCAGTAACTAGCCCTGTTCCCGACTCGCAATCCAACTGCAGTGCATAATGCGCCGTGCGTTTTAGCGTGTTTTGTCCCGTGGGTAGCGCGCGCCAAGACCGCAGCCAACGCTGCACTTCTTCATTGTCCTTGTACACCTCAAGGTCAAACGCATAGACGTTGCTGTTTTCCCAGTCCCCCACCAACACCTCGCCGGCGAAATTGGCTTGGCAATTGCTGCGGTGCCGACGGAACTCCACCCCATCCCACGCCGCACGCTCATGCCACGCCCCAGTGGAGACGTCAAACACCCATGTCGCGTTAGCGGTCGGGAATGTCAGCACATAGAACGAATGCCCGTCTTGCTGGTACGAATAGCCGATGGCATCGTTGAGCACGCCGTACTGCTGGATCTGCCACTCCACAGCGTGCGTGCTAACGCGCTGCGCGTTGTACCCGTTGTTCCGGTACACAATGCCGTTGCCGCGGGCGTCCGAACCCAGCCAGAACACGCTGTTGTCCAGCTTGGCAACGCTGTACGGGGCGAGGCAACCCGTCTCCATAAACGCGCCGTCAATGCGCGCCAGCGGGAAGTCAGCCAAGCCGGCGTTGTACCAGACCTCAATGGTGTTATTTCCGAACAGCCATACTTCGCGGTGGTCGACCATCAGCGACACGATGTTGTCCGGGTTGCCCTCAGCGCTGGCAAAGTCCAGCGGGTCAATCTGCGTGCCGTCGTTCAGCGATGTAACCCAGAACCGCTGGCTGTTGGGTTCGTTGAACACGAAGTACCCGTCAAGGTAGCCCACAGTGACTGCGCCCGGAAAGTCGGGGTCGCTGATCTGCGCGAATACGCCCGTGCTGGCGTTGTAGATGAACGCGTCAGGGTTGCAGGCGACGAACAGCTGCGTGCCGTTGTCCGACATGCTCACCGGCCCGCTGCCGTTGATCAGCCCCAGTTCCGTCACGGCGAAATTTCCGTCAGCGCGGTACAGTTTGCCGCCAGATGCGACGTACAGGAAATCGCCAAACTTCCACATCCCACGGATCGGCCCGTCGCCTACGGTGACCACCAGACGCAGCCCCGGGCACCGCTGGAGAAACGCAGGTTCCTTGCCGCCGTCGGGCACCACCTCGGGAAACAGGTTGACCATGCGGCTGTCGGCCGCGTTGACCGACCGCGCCACATAGGACGATCCGAGGATGGGCGTCTTCACGTCGGCGTACCCGCGTACACGTTGAACCGGCGCAGCCTGCGGTTGACGAGGTTGTACGGGATGCTCATCAGGTCATCCGGGTTGTTGATGCGCTTCAGATTGCGCTTGGACGACATGGCGATGCGCTGCACCGTGGGCGGCGCTTCGACGCCAAACTCGGCCGCGATCTCGCAGGCCAGGTTGTACTTGAAGCACCGCAGGTAACCTGGCGGAAACGACAGCGTGGTGTTCAACAGCGCGGGCTGCGACAGTTCCTGCACGCTGATGATGTGCCACTCCAGATCCTTGCTGGGCACCGGGTACAGCGTCATCGTGATGTCGGGGAACGTCATGTTGGTGAACATGACCTGCGGATACGTCGACCCCACGGTCTTTAGCGCAATACCGTTGTACTGCTGCTGGTTAATCATGGCGATGCCAAACGACACGCCAGATTCGGTGTCGCGAAAGTACGTCGAATCGTCCAGCAGCACCGGCCGCGTTCCGACAAAGTTGCCCGTCGGCCCGAGCGTGCGCGTGGCCGTGTTGGACGGCCAAGTGAACACCTGATCCTGCGTGGCGTACACCGCTAGGCGCTCAATGCTCCACGAATCGAGCATCTGGTTCAAAGCCGCCAGTGCATCCTGTGACGTGGCGGCGGAGGGCGTTTCGCCCTCGGCAAGCTGGCCGATCAGCCGCAGTGCGGCGTTGATCTGGTCACCGGCTGTGGTAGACATCGGCGGACTCCCGTCGCCGCCTGCGCGCAGTCAGTTCGTTGACGGCAACCTGGGGCGATTCCTCGCCCGGAGTATACCTTTCCCACCCGTTGCGTTCATCTTCTTCTGCCTCCAGATCCATCGTGGCAACCTTGGTGCCGTGGATCGGGTGCTTCATGTAGATGACGGGCATAGGTCGCCTCCGGGCCTGCGGCGCAGGTACATGTGATAGTTGCCGGGATACGCTTTGTCGGCGCTGTGGTGCGTGATGTCCGCGTCGGGGATCAGCCAGATAGATCCACCGCAGTCGTTCCAGTTGCGGCTAAAAGAGTAGTCCTCGCCGTACCAGATGCCTTTGTGCGCGCCGTGGTTGAACAGGTCAACGTGCGGCTTGTGCGCCTTGCCGTACATGAGGTGCGGGTACGCACGCATGAACTTCTCGACTGCCGCTTCGGTCACGCGCAAAAACCCGGCAGGCACCCACTCTGCGTGGATAGCGCCGTCTGCCAGGCGCACGATGGGATGCCCNCCCGCGTCGGTAAACAGGCAGCCCATGTAGTCTTCCTCGTCCCGCTTGAAACGGTACGTTCCGGCCACAACGTCGCCTTCCGTCTGGATGAGCTTCAGCAGCGCTTCCGGCGGGAACGATACGTCGTGGTCAAGGAAGATGATCTGATCCGCGCCCGCATCCAGCGCCTTGCGCAGCATGACGTTGCGCGCTTGGCTGATGTAGGGATTGCCCACCTCCATTACCATCTGGTGCGTGATGCCCGCCGCATCCAGTGCCGGTACGGCGGCCTCTATGGCCTCCAGAAGCGCGGAATGCGGGCGGGTAAGGGTAGGCACACACAAGACGATTTTCATTGCGTCACGGGCCTTTGTGCGGTGATCATGAGTTGGTGATTGATGGACGGGCCAGCATGGCGGACCTTAAACCCGGCGTGCTCGACAAAGTCGATCAGCGTCTTGCGGACGAACCCGTATTTGTGCGCCATGTACGGATTGCTCTGCACCAGTCTGGCCATCCCGTAGTACATGTCCAGCCCCGTGACCGGGCCTGCTGGCGACTCGTAGACGACGGTGTTGTCGGGCTTGATGCCCTCCAGATCCGGCACCACAGCGATGAGAAACCCACCCGGCATCAGCACGCGGTGCAGTTCGCTCAACGCTTGCACGATTTCGTGCGGCGGCATGTGTTCCAGCACATGCGAGCAGTATGCGATGTGGTATTGGCCGATGTCCCCCATGTCGGTCATGGGAGCAACAAAGTCAGGAGAGACGCCTGGGTCAATGTCCAGACGAGTCTCCTGACCCTGTATCCATTCGGGAAGCGGCGACCCACCGCATCCCGCATGAAGCACCTTGATCACGCAGCCTTGGCCAAGCCAAGAACGGCCAGCGTGTTCATGATGTCAATCACGGCAGCTTTCAGCGTCGTGGTGACATCAGCAGACGACGCGGTGCCGACTGCCGAGGTGGCAACGGCAGCGGTGCGCTGCGTGATCGGCGTCGTGCCGTAAAAGCCGACCTTGCCGGTGGCAGTGGGTTGCATCTGCACGGGCTGGCCGCTGCGGCCGACGTTGAGGGTTTCCTCGACGTTGCCATCGCCCATTTGCTGGCCGTCGCCAATCTTGGGCGCTTCAAAGTTTGCGTTGGACATGATGTTCCTTTCTGGCGCTTATGCGCCACCCTTCCACAGACCGATGGCCTGCAGCGTGTTCATGATCTCGATGACGGCGGCCTTGAGGGCAGTCGTCACGTCCGCGCTGCTGGCAGTGCCAACGGCGGACGTTGCTTGGGCTGCGCTGGAGCGTTGCGTGACAGGCGTGGTTCCGTAGAACCCGGCGGTGCCACCGGCTTTGCCGATGATTGCACCGTCGAGTTCGGGATCCTCGAATGCCACACCAATTGCTTTGGTGTTCGGCATTTTCATCACCCCCACATGCGAACGGCCATCTGCGGGCGGATGACGCTGTACCCGTACAGCACGTCAATCCGGCACGGCATCCGGTCGTTGTTGATGTCGTACTGGCGCACGATCCGCATCGAGATCCCGTTGTGAACCTTCCGGCTGGCCATGTCGACGCCTTGCGGCAGCATCAGGTCAGCGGTGGCAAACGTGATCGCGTCCTTGTGGTAGATCAGGTTTTGCGGATAGCCCGTCGAAGCCGCACCCAAGAAGGTGACGATATCGCTGGCGGTCGGCAGCTTGCTGACCGTGGCCAAGGCTTGCGTGGGCGCGTACACGGCCGGCAGGAAGTCCACGTCCACGAACTCGGTGGAAGCCGAGGTGACCGTGTTCTGCACCACGAACTGCTGCAGCGAGCCGGTGGACTCGCGGGTCTGCGGGTTGACCGCAAACACACCAGCAATGGTGAACACGTCGCCCGGGACCAGCGTGTTGCCGTCGGTCACGTTGTCCAGCGTCAGCTTGGTCGCACCGTTGGTCAGCGTGGTCTTGACAATCGGGGTGTCCGAGCGCAAGGCCGAGCCGGTCGTGTGCACCTTGATGGACTGCGACATGTTGATCTCCTCGTAGCCGAGGATGCCTTCGCCCATCATGCCGTTCTTGAACTGGCGCGAGATCGTGCTGGTCGGGTTGAACAGGCCCTTCATGCCTTCCACCAAGCCCGCGTTGGCCGCCGGATTGACGGTGGCGTAGCGCGGCGACATGACAGCAGCTGCCTCGTTCAGCTTCTGCTGCGCTTGCAGTAGCACCAGCGAGGTAGCCGGCGTCGTGCCGGGGGTGCCGACAGACTGGAAGATGTCCTTGTACGAATTGGCAACATCGGCGTCGATGCTGGCCGCGAGTTGCGAAACCCGAGGCTTGAGCACGCGATCAGCGAAGTCGTCCAGCGACAGGGCCATCTCGGCAGAGGTGAAGTTGACGCCGATGTGCTTCTGCGAAGCGATCGTCAGCGTGGTGAACTGCTGCTGCACCTCTTGCACTTGCAGCGCAGCACCGTCGGTGACCAGAGCGCGATCCGGCAGGCGGATGCGCAGCGTGTCGCCGATCTTGGCGCCTTCGACGGCGAACGAATCGTCGTACTGACGATTCACGTTGCGGGTGATGACCAGGTTGTTCTCCAAGATCTCCAACGCCTTGTTGGTGATCATGTCGATGGTCAACAGATTTTGAGCCATGACAAATTCCTTTCAATCAACGAACGCGATTCTTGGCTTCCCACTGCCTCATCTGCCGCTGCCGCTCGGCCTCGATCCACTGGCTGGTGGTCATGTTTTTCACAGACCTCGGATCAGTGGTGTCGTACGTCGTAGACGCAGACCTGGCGGTAACAGGCGTGATCGGCGTGGGGGCCGCAGAGGTTTTCTTTGCCGGCGGGCTCGACTGCACTTTGGCTTCGATCCTACCGATTTCCTTGGCTTGCAAATAAGCCGGCAGCCGAGAAATCCGCTCCGCTTCCTTGGGATTGCTCCCAAGGTAGTACGCAACATCCGGCCCCACGTCAGAGGCTTGGATGGTCTGCGCCATCAGAGTCGTGATCGGCAGCTTCGGGTTCAGTGCGACTTGCTCGAAGTCGTCGTACTTTTCCCGGGCCGCTTCTTCGCGCTCCTGATAGTTCTCCAGCAGGGCTTCCTGTTGCTGCCGCTGCTCACGCTGCTGAACCAGTTCTTGCGCCTTACGTTCGGCGAGCGCTTGCGCGTACTCGTCGACGTTGGCGAACTGATCCGCAGTAGGTGCGGGGGCTGAAACGGGTCGTTGCTGGGCAGGTTGCGTGAGCTTCCTTTCCCACTTGCGCTGCTCTTTTGCGAGCCGCTTGGTGATCAGTGCGTCGACTTCCTCTTGCGAAAAAGTCTTTGACTGTTCAGCCGGCGCATCAGTAGCGACATCCGGGGTGGCCGTCACCTCGGGCGCTTGCACGGTTTCCGCTGGCGCGGTGTCCGCTACGGGCAGTTGATCTGCGTCCATTTGATTCCGTGGAATCCCCGGTCAACGGGCCGGTACAGCGGCAGTGTACCGCATTAAATACTGAGCGATGCAACTTTGTCTTGAAACGCCTTGATCCGGGCATCAAGTCGCTCGCGCTCTGCTTGCAAATCATCTTGCGCAAAACGCATCTTTTCTTCGCGTGAAGCAACGTCTGCTTCTTTGATAGCAACCGCTTTTTCTCTAGCTGCAAGCTCAGACCATTTGGCGGTTGAGTCGCGTTTGAACGATTCGGCCTGAAGATCATAAGCCTGCAAGTTGGCATTCAGTTCATCTTGCAACAGCTTGTTTTCTTCCAGTTTGCGCTGCGCTTCCGCAACCAAGCCGGCTGCGTCTTTTTTGGCTGCGTCCAGCTCCGCCTTGGCGTCGGCGCGCAATTTTGTTGCGTCTTGCACAGCGGTCAACGCGCCTTGACGAAGCGCAATCTCATCCCGCGCTTGCACCAGCGTGGCTACATCTGCCGGCAGCTGCCTGGCGATGTAGTCAAGAAACTTGTCAGTGTCGATCTGTCCAAAATCGCCAAAAACGTTCATGGCGCTGTCCTTAAGCGTAATAGCTTACGTTGAGTTTGGAGCTTCCGCTTTGCTCAATGAACTGAATGTATGTCAGGTCGCCGTCGTATTGCAAAGTCACACCTGCTGCCAACGGCATCCCAACAGATGCGGTGGGCGCAACGCCGTCGTCTCGCCAACGAACGGCTGTCGATTCTGCAACAATCAACGCTATGGACGGCTTGCATGACAGACCGTTGACGTCTCTGGTCGGAACGGTGAGGCTCTTGGCGGAACTTAGGCCGGTGATCTGTTCGTAACCCAGCCGTGTGGTAACGGCCTTGAGGTTCATGGACATTTAGAAACTCCCAGTGAAAGACCGGATTGGCACCCTGGAATCCGGCGGCATGGTGCCGACGTAAATGCCACCAGGGCCGTACTGTACACCGCTTCTGACGTCTTGGGGCAACGGGTACTCAAGAACTATCGCGAACGCTGCTGGTTGTCCAACAATTGCGTACACCCCAGCTTCGGCAAAAATTACGGCAGTTTTTGCAAACTCAGCGTCTTGGCCGGCAACTGCGTAACTTCCGACTTGAGCATTGAATATGCGTTCAAGCTCCAGCGTTGCCGCTTGCCCAGACACATTGTAGATGCCGGCATCTGTCGCTATTGTTCTGTCAGCAAGAAGCGTTGCCGCCTGACCGGCAAGCGCGTACAAACCAACTTCAGCGTTGACCTGTCGGTTTGCCGACAATGTTGCCGATTGCCCACTGACGGCGTAAGAGCCCGCGGCAGCGTCAAAACTTGCCTCAACTACAAACGTTGCTGCTTGGCCGGTAATCGCGTACGAGCCAGATTCTGCATCTATTTCGTAAACAACTCCGCCGGGCGCAAATATCCACCCCAACGACCCGTTGTTGGTGGAGTTATTACCTGCGTACCAAGTCATAGCGGATATGCTCTAACACCTGTAATGGCTAGGTAGTCAACATCAGCAGCTTGTCCGCTGCCTGTGAAGACTAAGGTGCAAGGCGAAGTTGCTGAAGAGCCTTGGACGGTGAGGATGTTGCCAGCGCTGCCTGAGGCTGTCCACGACGTTGTGACACGCTGTGTGGTGGTGCCCATTGCAATGGTGTTGGCACCAGCGGCAGTGCTGCTAATGGTCTTGAAGGTGTTGTTGCCGCTGATGGTAAGAGTGCCGTTGCCGCCCTGGTTAAGGGTGATGCCGCTGTAGGAGACGTTGCCGCCTGCGAAGGTTTTGGCTGATGCGGAGGTGAGGCTGATGGTGCCGGTGCCTGTCACGGTGAGGTTGGTGGACGCCGCGTTCCAAGGATTTGATGAGCTAGAAATAGTCCATAAACCAGAACCAATCGCCAAGGTTCTTACTTGATTTCCAGCGTTTGCAAAAAAACTTGCCGAACTGGTGAAATTATATCCATTAGCGTCAAATGTACCCGCTATATGATTAACCCCACCGTTGACAGTAATTGCATCTAACAGTGTTACAGAACCATTAGGCGTGTTAATGTCAAATGTTTGATTAAACGTCTTTCCGGCACTGGTAACTGTCTGCGAACCACGATTAGAAAAAGTCAGCGTTCCCGTTCCCGTCAACGTAGTTCCAGTACCGTTGATCCAGTTGCCGTAGATTGCTGGTGTGGTTGAACCCGTCGCCAACGTCATCGTATTCGTCGTCCTAGCCGACATGTCGATGGTGCCGATGTTGTAGGCTTGGTTGATGGTGATGGTAGCGCCGCTGTTCAACCCCGTAGCTTCAAAGAAACAGGTGTCCTGTGCCAGAGGGAAGTTGTTGATGGCAGGAGAGCCGCCGCTTGACGTAGCCCAACCAATAGCACCGCCCCAGTTGCCGCCAGCAGCGAGGTTCCAGTACTTGTTTGCCGCAGCCGTGAACGTGATGCCGCTGTTGCCTTTGCAGTCTCCGATGCGCGTACCTGTCGCTGGCGCGGCTACACCGGCTATGGTGATGTCTCTGAAGTCAACGTCGGTCAAGGACACAGCCGCGCAGGTGAGCGTGCGTGTGGTGCCTATGGTGTCAGAGCGAACGAAGTGACGCATCGTGGCGTTGGTGCCTGCTGAGCAGGTGAAGGTGCCTGTGATGGTCTGGTTGGCTGTGACGCTGATGACCTTCAAGCCAGCAGAGGTGATGCCGGTGAAGGACAGGTTGTTGAAGCTGTTGGCTCCGTTGATGGTGACGGTGCCTGCGGATGTGTCAGTAAATGCGACGTTATAGAAGGTTTTGCCATTTCCTGAAAAGGTTGGGTTGCTTCCAGTGCAGTTAATTTGCGCAGTTCCGGCAACAATCGTAAGATCAGCAGATGTAGTTTCCGTAGTTCCAAACGCAAATGCGCCACTACTACCAGAAGTCGTTATAGTCCCGGACCCAAAGTCAAAGGTTCTTATATTAGAAGAACTGCAGGTAATTCCCCCGCATGTCAAATTGTACGTTACACAATCAAAAACTCCATTAACTAACGTAAAGCCCCCTACTGTGCTCAAATCTAAAGCACTCCCCAACGTCCACTCACACCCAACCCCATTCACCGTAATAGACGATGCCAACGCAACACCATTCGTCGTCAGCACCTTGCCTGACGTGCTTCCAGACAGCGTGATAGCGCCTGTGTACGTCCTTGTCAGCCCTGTCGCAGGCAGCGTCACGTTGCCGTGAATACCAACAATAGCTGTGCTGCCAGCCAGCGTCACGTTGCCGCTTGCGGGGCCTGCAATAGTCAAAGATTTCATCCTGATGCCGCCAGTGACGGTATCGACCGTGGCCGTATAGGCTGTGGCGTTGGACGCGCTGTCAAAGACAACATCATCATGGCTTCTCGGCACAGACGCGCCTGAGCCTCCACCAGACGACGTAGACCAACGAGCGGTGTCGCTCCAGTTGCCTGTGCCACCAACCCAATAGCGTGTGCTGTCGGCTGGTTTGGCTGTGCGGTAGACAGGCGCTGCCGCTGTGCCTGTGCTGTTGGCACCTGCGTAGAACTCGCCAGGGCTTGTGGCAGCGAAGCCGATGCTGCCCATAGCAAGGTAGTCGATGCTGTCTGTGCAGGCTCCAGCGAGGATGTGGGCAGTGCCTGTGCCGGTGAGCGTGACGACGTTGCCTGCTGTGCCCGTCACCGTCCATTTGCCGAAGGTCTGCGTTGTGCTGCCAAGGGCAATGGTGTGCGCTACGGTTTTGGTGCTGGCGAGTTCGGTGAATTGGTTGTTGCCGGTGATGGTAGTGGTGGATGTGCCGGTGGCGCCGCCGATGGTGAGTTTGTTGTAGGAGAGGCCGCCGCCTGTGAATGTACGGGCAGAGGTGCTGGTGTTGGACAGGACGATGTCTGCAGTACCTTTATAAAAGGTAACATCAGACGAAATACCAGTCCAGACGCTCCCGGTTCCAGAAAGCGTCCACGTTCCAGAACCCATTTTTAATCTGGAACCTGATGTTGCAAAAACAGCGCTAAACAATCCCGTCGTCACGTTATACGACACCGCATCAAACGTGCCAGATGTGAGGGTCAGGGTACGTGTTGAGTCAAGCGACAGCGCATCAGCAAGCTGGACAACACCCGTAACGGAATCTATCGTGATAGGGCAACCAAACGTAATGCCATTGCTGGTAATGGTTTGAGTTCCGCGTTTGGCGAACGTGATCGTGCCTGCTGTACTAGACGACGTCACTCCTGTACCAAACTTCCAATCTCCATAAACAAACGGAGTGTTAGTGCTGGTGGTGAGCGTCATAGCACTAGTCCGCAACGACGCATCAAACGTGCCGATGTTCCAAGCAGCATTGATGGTGATGGTTCCTGTCACGCTGCCCGCAGCTTCATCAAACACAGCCGTGTCCTGCGCCAACGGGAAGTTGTTGATGTCAGGACTGCCTCCAGAGCCCGGCGCCCATGCCGTTGCAGACCAGTTCTGCGTACCGGCAAGGTTCCAATAGACGGTCTTTGCCGCAGGGAAGGTGATGCCGCTGTTGCCGCCACAGTCGCCTGCACGGGTCGGAGAAGAGCCTGCTGCGGTGCCAGCAATGGTGATGTCTCGGAAGTCGCAATTGTCGGCACTGAGCGTGCCTACGGTGAGGGTGCGGGTGGTGCCGATGGTGTCGGAGCGGACGAAGATGCGACGGACGGCTGTGGCACCGGCGACGGTGAGGGTGCCGGTGATGGTTTGATTAGAGTCAAACGCAAGAGTTGTTATACCGGCAGTAGCGGGGGCAGTAACGGTTACGTTGTTGAACGTGTTTGCATTATTGATGCTACGAGTAGCAGCGGTTGTGCTGGTGAAGGTGACGTTGTAAAAAGTATTGCCGCTCCCGTTAATACCGCCGTTCCCTGTCAAATTTATTTGTGATGTTCCTGCGTCAAAGGAAAGATTTATCGCTCCCAGTTGTACTGCTGTAGTTGAATTACTCAACGTCAACGTGCTGCTGCCTAGCTTGATGCCACGTACATTGGTATTGTTAGTAGTTATTACTGACGCGGTGACGTTGTAGTTTTTGGTGTCGAAGGTGCCGTTGGTGACGGTGAGGGTTCGCGAACCAATGTTTAGCGCGTCGGCAAGTTCAACGGTTCCACCGTAAGAATCAATAGTGAGATCGTTCGTAAATGTTTTACCAGCGCTTGTAATAACCTGCGTATTTCTTCCTGAATAAGTTAAGCCGAACGTAGAACTATAAGCTGTGCCAGATCCGTTAGTTAAATTTCCGTAAATAGTATAACCAACTGCGCTAAAATTTAATGTCATCGCATTAGTTCTTGATGACATATCAAGCGTTCCAATGTACGGAATCGCACTATCAAGCGTCACCGTAGCCGACGTATTCAACCCCGTGTTCTCAATGACAGCGGTATCCTGCGCCAACGGGAAGTTGTCTGTGCTGGCTGCGCCGCCAGAGCTTGCAGCCCAGTTGTTGCCACTCCAGCTTCCGCCTGCGAGGGTGACCCAGTAGACGGTTTTGGGCGTGTCGAAGGTGATGTTGTTATTTCCACGCAAATCACCAATGCGTGTTCCTGTCAACGTCCCGCCGGTGCCTGTGACGCGAATGTCGCGGAAGTCCACATCGGTCACTGTGCCGATAGTGGCAATCTGCATGTCGCGCATCAAGCCGTAGGTCGATGACCGGAACCAAATGCGTCTATTTCCTTCTGTGCCACTAGTAGACAGTGTGCCTGCAATGACAAAGTTAACGCCTACAGCAAACTGAGTAACACCAGCAACAGGCTCTGGTGTGATGGTGAGATCAGCACAGGTAGCATTGTCTGTCACCGTCACGATGAAATGAGCAGTGCCTGAGTTGGCGTCAAAGATAGCATTATCAGAAGACGTAGGAACAGAAGCGCCAGAAGCACCACCAGAGGTCGTAGACCACTTAGTAGTGCTGTTCCAGCTTCCTGAACCACCAACCCAATAGCGATCAGCCATGCTTACACTGCCTTCACGTAACGAACGCCATCAATCTCAATGTACTCCGGCTCTGGCTCCACCTCTACAGGAGGCGCAGTCACCACAGCAATCCAGTTGTCTCGACGCTGCTCCTTCATCGCCTGGATTTCAGCTTCGCTGAAGCCGTGATCATCAGGCAGATGAAGAGCATCGGCAAACTTGCCGTGAGGGGTGTCAAACTCAAAATCAATCTTGATCATGATCAAGCCAGCGTGAAGATTGCCCCAGGCGTTGTGTTCGAAAACTTGACGGTAAACGTCTCGCCGTCAGCTAGCGTGATGCTGCTGCCGTAGTCCCACCAAGCCACCAGCGCGTCCAGCGGAGAGGTGGCGGAATCGTTGTAAAGCACAACGTAACGAAACGGACCTACGCTTCCGCCAGAAGCCGTAAACACCACCTCAGTGCCGTTTACCGTTGTGGTGCCGCTTGTTTCCGACAAAGAAATTGTCGTTGCCGTGCCGCCAGTGGTATAGCCGTTGGTGCCGCTAATTTGTGTAATGTCGGCCAACACGGTGTTTGATGCTATTGGCGCAGAGTTGCTCAAGGCAACTTTAAACGTGTTGGCGCCAAAATCATGGACACCTTCGACAAGCTGCTCAGAAAAGTCGTTAAACTTGTTGTACGACGCCATGATATTCCTTTAAGCCAAAAATTTCAGCTTGTACAGGGTGCTGTAAAACAGCGCCAGAATCTCGTCGATGATGTTCTGCAGCGGCGTGCATTCTTTTTCGACGACATCGTAACGGGTGTCCATGATGGTCTGCACCATGTCCTCAAGAAACTCCACCACGTTGTTCGTCTTGGTGGCCTGCTGCAGTTCCACCGGGCCAATCAGGCCGTACTTGCCCTGATACGCCTCGGCAAAACTGTCTGCCAGGTCAATGATCTGGTGGTAGAACTTGGCCAGCGCCTTGTGCTTGGCGTACGAGCGTGTGTTGAGGTGGGTCGAATGAGCGCAATCCCGCGCCAGAAACAGCTGGCCGATAAACTTCTCGCAACTCATACTGGCATCCCCTGTGGTGCGGCCGTGGGCATTTGGCCCTGCATGGCAATGGACATGTCGCCCACAGTGGCGATGTCACGCATGGTCTGCATGATGATCTCCTGCACTTGCTCAGGCGTCATGCCCGTCTGCACAGCCTGCAAGCGACGCGTCTCGGCCTCGTAGGCCTTGATCTCGGCGTCAGACTCGGCCTTGAACGTGTCGACCTTCATTTTCTGCGCTTCCATCGACTGCTGGACGTTCTGCAGCATCTGCTGCATGGCCTGCATCTCTTGCGTCAGCACCTGAATCTGCTGGTTGGCAGCCTGCAACGCCGGGTCGTCCTGATCCTGCAGCAACTTCGGGTCGATTGTCTTGCGCAGGCGTTCTGCCAGTTCTTCCGCTCCCGGCCAGTCCATGTTCTTCACAAACAGGTCGCCGGCCACGGCCCACAGCTGCGGCGAGCCCTGCAGGATCTGCGACATGGCATCCATCGCTTCCTGGCGTTTGGTCAGGTACGACGGGCCTGTGGTGACCACAACGTCGTATCGGCCGACGCCGGGGTTGTAGATTTTCTCGATGGTGACGCCGTTTTGGTCCTTCAACTCGCGCACCGGCTCGGGCTGCATCGGGTTGATCTTGGCCATCGTTGTCTGGCCGTCCATGCCGATGATTCGCGCGATGCGCTGCGTGTCGTAGATCTTCGGGATCATGTCGATAATCTGGCGCGTCACATGCCGTATGGCCCGGGCCAAGTTATCCACATAGTGGTAGGTTCCGGTATCGCTTTGAGCCTGACGAGCCAGAATAGCGCGGCCCGATCGTTCGTTGGAAGTCGCGCCGAGGGACGGGTCGTACTGGCCCGTGGTTGCCTTGATGTCGTCTGCGGCGCCCATCTTGGCGGCGATAAGCCCCTGCTGCGCCATCGGCGGCTGCGCTCGCTGAGGAAGCGGGAAAGAGTTTCCGGCTCCGTCTGTGGCATCAGGGTTTACCTCCAGATACGGCCAGTTCTGCGTGTTGGCCGTCTTCCACTGGTTCTCGTAGCCCTCAAACTGGCCGCCGTACCCGATGAACGGCGCCTTCGGGGCCAGCGCCAGCATCTCGGCTTCCTGAGACACCCAGTAGTTGTACATGCGCTGGGCGTCTTTGGCGTTGCGCACCAGGCCCGAGACGTGGATCTCGCCGTCCACCTCAAACTCGTTGCCCACCACGCGCACCACGGGAATGTACTTCCCGACCCAGTCCTGCTCCTCCAAAACCTCGAAACCGTTGGTCTTCATCCACTTCACAACGCGCTTGGACGACTCCCGCGTGCGCAGGGGTTCCATGCCCATCGCTTCCATCTGGCGGGCCTCAAACGACCCCTTGAACGCCGTCAAGCCGCCAGGATAGAGATTCAGCGTGGCGCGTTCTTCTTCGATGCGGAAATACTCGGCGATCCGCACCGTGTTTTCGTTCAGCCAGTACCCCATCGACGCATCGCCCACGCCCTGCGTGCGCAGCGTCGTGATCGGCGTGGCATCGGGGAACATCCGCTCGAACTCGTCGACAGTGATGTCCTGCGTGATAAAGCAGTACCGCGCATCCGACCCGCAGGGGTCTTGGATCATCGGGTCCATGTACACGCTGAACGCGTTGCGGATGCGACCGATGCGAATATCCTGATCGAACGTGTCCTCGTCGCAGTACTCCGTCAGCAGGCGGATATACCCCTCGCCGAACGTAACCTGATTGTCGCAGGCCGTGTCGTACGCCACGTCAGCGTCAGACATGTACTCAATGTGCCGCACGATGCCGTCGAAAATCTCGGCAACCTCGGGGTCGGCTTGATCGTCGGCAGGGATGACCTTGCCGCTGGGGCGGTTCTGGCGCTGCTCGTTGGTGACGTTGCGGACGTGTTGCGGCAGTTTGTTGATCGTCAGGCACGGCCTGGCGTTCACCGTCTGGCCCTGCACGCTGCCGCGCGTGGCAAGCACGTCCTGCGGCCACTGCCAGTTGTTGTCCGGGCTGCCGGCCATAAACCGCAGGTCGTCCAATTCGGCCTGCCGCGTGAGCGAGAACGCCGACTGCGCGGACTGCATCCGCGTGCGCATTTCTGCCAGCAGTTCAGACTTGTCCGAGCCGCCGTCGGCTACCCGCCGAGCCCCGTTGATGCCGTCGTCGCGTGCCATGTTACTTCTTGCCCTTCGC